TTCTAAAGCTTATGTAGCAGGACTAAAGGATGCAACAATAACAATCTCTGGATCTTTTGATGCAACTGTTGATGGTTACTTATCTGGAATACTTGGTGTTGAGGGATCTTTTGAGTTCTATCCAATAGGAACTACAGGAGGAAATCCTAAAGCTACAGGAGAAGCTATTATGACTTCTTATGATAGAACTCCTGATGTAGGTGGAGCTGTTAGCTTCACAGCATCTTTTCAAGTTTCTGGTGATGTAACTGAAACAACTGCTTAATATATAAGTAGTTAAAACAGGAGGCATTAATGAAAAGACTTAGCTTAGATGATATATCTAATGCACCATCTCTACCTGAAAAAGAAATTGAGATACCTGAATGGGATGCAACAGTATTAGTTACAGGATTAACTAAAGCTGATGCAGTAGAAATCAATGAATTATCAGAAAAGGATGGAGTAAGAGATGAAGTTCTTTTTGAAAAACATTTATTATTAAAAGGTTTAAAAGAGCCACAATTTGAGGATATAGATCAGGTTGAGGAGTTTTATAGTAAAGCCACACCATCTATTGTAGATAAAGTGCTTATAGGCATCTATAGGTGTATGGCTTGGACTAAGGAGGATCAGGCTAATATAGCCTCTCAGTTTCCAGAACAATGAGGAGTTGGCTTTTGAGTTTAGACTTGCTCTTGATTTAGGAATGACAGTAGATGCTCTTAGAAAGTCTATGAGTATGCAAGAATTTGAGTCTTGGAAGTTATACTACATAGATAGAAACAAAAAAGAGCAGAAAGCTATCACAGAAGCTAATGCAAGAGCTAAATTGAGGAGATAATGGCAAGAGCAACTTTAGAGATGTTCTTAAAGCTCACAGGAGCTGATAAGACTTCTAGAGGATTAGAAAAAGTATCTAAAACAACTAAAGAATTAGATGCTGATGTTAAAAATTCAACAAAACAGAATGCTGAATTTGCTGCAGGTATGTCAAGTCTTACTAAAGGTGCTATTGCAGGTGCAGCTTTATTTGCAGGGAAACAATTATTAGATTTTGCTAGATCCTCAATTACTGCTGCTAGTGCTGCTCAAGAAGCTGCAGGAGCTTTTGGAACTACTTTTGGTGGAGCAGCAGAACAACTTGGAGAACAATTATCAAAAAATGCTAATCTTTTTGGATTAACTACTTCTGAAGCTAAACAGTTAATTGGTGTATTTGGTGCTGTTGCACAGGGTTTAGGTTTTACTCAAGATGAATCAGCAGGATTATCTGCTAGATTATTTGAACTATCTGGAGATATAGCATCTTTCAATAATATTTCAGCAGGTGCAGAGCCTGTTCTTAGAGCATTCCAATCAGCTATTGTTGGAGAAAGAGAAGCTCTTAAAACTTATGGTATAGCTATATCAGAAGCTGAAGTACAAACTAAGGCTTTTGAGATGACAGGAAAAACATCTGCTGATGCACTAACTAGACAAGAAAAAGCATTAGCAACAACTGAATTATTATTTACTAAAGCCTCTGTTCAAATAGGTAATGCTCAAAGAGAAGCAGAGGGATTTGCTGCTCAGATGTTACAAACTAGAGCTAAGACTCAAGAACTTAGAGAGGAAGTTGGACAAGAGTTACTTCCTGCTGCAGGAGAGTTAGTAGGATTATTTAATAACTTTGTTACTGATGTATCTCCTGCTGTTGTAGGTGCTTTTGGATTAATTAATGATGCAATAGTAGCTACAGTAGATGCAACTCAAAAAGGAACAACAGCTTTTGAAAAATTCTTTAGAATATTCTTTTTAGGACAAGCTGCTCTATATGGTAATGAGGAAGCAGTTGAGGAACTTAGTAAAGCATTAGATGAAAATAGAAAGATAACTAACCAGAACTCAGCTCAAGTTATTACTTCTACAGGTATATCTATGGAATTTATGGATGTAGTTGCAGGATTAAATAAACTTTATGCAGAAAATAATGAGAATTTACAAAAGAATAGATCACAAATTCTTATAAATACAACACAAACAAAGAAATTTGGAGATGAGATAGATAAAAGACTTAATCCACTTTTTGGAGAACAAAATGCTTTACTCTTAACAAATATTCAATTAGAAACAAATAGAAATACATTATTAAAATTAATTAACAATGCAAATGATGATTTAGCACAAGCACAAACTGCATATAATAAAGCACTTAAAGAAGTTAATAGATTAACAATTGATGAAAATGTCAATGATGCAGAAGCTGCTATAAAAAAAGCAGAATTACAAACAGAAATAGCTTTATTAACTAAAGCACAAGAAGCAGGAAAAGATGTTGCATTAGAATTAGCTTTAGCACAGGCAGAATTAGCAGAAGCAGAATTTGAATTAGCTAATAATTCTGATTCATTAACAGCAGCAAGAAATGTTTTGACTGTAGCAGAACAGAATTTAGAAACTGCAACTATTAACCAACAAAAAGCTATAGAGGAAAGAAATCAAGAATTAATTAAATCAATAGATTTAACTAACCAACAAGCAGAAGCCAATAAAAAATTAATAGATCAACCTGCATTATTAGCACAATTTAGAGCTGTAGAAATGGCAGGAGTAGGAGGAATAGGAGCTGATAGTGTTACAGCAGAAGTTCCATCTCTACCTGTTACTGATTTTTCTACAACACTAGGTAATGGAAATGGTGGCCAAAAAGTATCTGGAGAAATAAATCTTAATCTAACAGATGCAGTTGGAGAAGTAATCCAAAAAGAAGTTATTAAGATTCAGGAGAGAGGTAACACTCTTATTGTTGAATAATGTCTGTTGCTTTTGATTCTAATGTTGATTTAACTGTAGAGATTGGCTTTGCTTCTAATCCTTATGATACAACTTACACATACACAGATGTTTCAGATTATGTATTAAAGATAGATATTAAAAGAGGTAGGCAACAAGCTTTAAGTGAAGTAGGAACAGGAACAGCAACTGTTGTCTTTGATAATCAAGATAGAAGATTTGATCCAACAAATACTTCATCTCCTTACTCTCCAAATGTTATTCCTAATAAGCCAATAAGAATATCAGCTACTTATGATGCAACTACTTATAGGCTCTTTGAGGGCTTTATAGAGCAGTTTCCACAGCAATTTGTGGCTTCTGGTAATCAAAGTATTACAACTGTTACTGCATTAGATGCTTTTGCTTTATTTAAACTTGCTAGACATACAGATAATGAATCTGAGGAGTTAAGTTCTGTTAGAATAACAAACATTTTAGATGAGATTGGATGGAGTTCTAGTAAAAGAGATATAGCTACAGGTATTTTAGATGTTCAAGCTGTAACTGATGACAATGATGCTTTAACAGCTCTAAGACTTACAGCAAAGAGTGAGGGTGGAGAACTCTTTATGGCTAAAGATGGAGATGTTAAATTTAATAACAGAAGAACTCAGCTAACTACTCAAACTGTTAAAGGTACTTTTGGACTAGGTGGAGGAGAGATACCTTATAATGATGTTGCTTTAAATTTTGATAATGTTTTACTTAGAAATGATTGGAGAATAACAAGAGTAAGTGGCTCAGAGCAAACTGCACAGAATAGCATATCCATTACTAAATATGGATCTAGAGTAGTAAAAAGAACAGGACAATTACAAACAAGTGATACTGATGCTTTATCTGTTGCTAATCAGTTATTGGCTAAGTTTGGAGATGTTGGAGAAAGAGTAGATTCTATGGTTTTTTCTCCTAAAGGAAACACAGCTATCTGGACACATGCTCTAGGAGCAGAACTATTTGAGAGATACCTAGCAAAAATTCCATTACCTAATGGAGATACTTTAACAACTACTGTTAATATACAGAGAATAGCACATAAGATAGATGCTAAGAATAAGACTTGGACTTGGACTATAAACACAAGTCCTGCAACTGAATTAGGCTTTTGGTTACTTGGTTTAGTAGGTAACTCAGAACTACAAGAAACTACTAAACTAGGATTTTAAGGAGTAGAATAAGAACATGGCAGCAGGAGCATGGAAAGATTGGTCAGAGGGAGAGCTAGTAACAGAAGCTCTTTTTCAAGATATACAAGATTCAATAGCTTTTATTTATGCCTCTGAGAGTGCAGCAAATACAGCATTAATAAATAAAGTTGAGGGAACTCAGTTTTATGATACAGGAGAGGATAAATTAAAAATATGGGATGGATCTGCTTGGGTTGCAGTAAGTGGAGGCATAACTAATTATGATGATTGGTATGTTACTTCAAATATATCATCAAATGGAGATATTACTTCTAATTGGTCAAGAAATAACTCTGCTGGATTTGCTCAATTAGGCTCAGGTATGTCAGAAAGTTCAGGAATATTTACATTTCCAGAAACAGGCTTTTGGGAAGTTCAGGCTCATATATTTTATGAAGTAAGATCTGCTGCATTTCCTAATGTTACTATTAATGTAACAACTGACAACAGCACTTATAATTCTGGAATAATTATTTATGGTGGAGAAAGAGCAAATGTAGGTGGAACAGGTGTAACTCATTCAGGATCAACTGTTATTGATGTAACTGATACAACACAAGTTAAAGTTAAATTTACAACAGGCAACTTAAATGCAAGTAATACTATTCAAGGTAATACCAACACAAGATTTCAATTTAAAAGATTGGCAGATACATAATGTTTGAAAAAGCACTAGCATATTTTAATACAGATAAGCATCAATGGTATGGATGGATTAATTTAGAGGATGGTAAAGTCTATTCTAACTTAAAACTTAATGATGAAACTGCAACAATGCCTACAGAAGCAGAAATAAATGCAAAGATTGCAGAATTAGAACTAATTGATAACAGAATAAATGCTTATCCAAATATAGCTGAACAATTAGATTATATTTACCATAATGGAATAGAGGCTTGGAAAACAGATATGATTCAGCCTGTTAAAGAACAGTTTCCAAAGTCATAAATTTGTCATATTAAACAACTAACCTAGACTTATAGGAGGTTGTAATGGAATCATTAGAGCAATACTCTGAAAGACAGGGATATAAAACAGGGCAGTATGCTAATCACAGATTTATTCTGAAAAATCCAGATGCTTTAGCTATATTTTTAAAAGTAGCTAAGGAAGCACAGGAAAAATATATTTCTGATACTGTAGCAGCTCAATATCTAGTAAAAAACTACAAGCAGTTTAATCATCTACATTACAACACTGTTAGGAGATATTTTAGAGATTATAGATCAGGAGTGTTTGATGAGCAATCTTGAGGAATTTGCTAAAACAGTAAAAGATAGAGATCCAAGAACTTCTAAAAAGAAAATAGAGCATCCCAAAGGATTTTCTCCTGGAATCACTTATTCTGAAAAAACAAAGTCTGGAGAAATAGTATCAGCTCCACAAAAAAAGAATGCTATTGATTGGAAAGAACAGCTTGAAAGTTACTTTGGAGATGATGCAAAGAATTATAAAGTTTTACAAGATACAGCTGAAATAAGATTTTGGGATAGCAATATTGGGAATGGTGCTATAGAAAGACTTTATTATTTTAAAGCTAAAGTTGTATCTAATCAGGCCTATATGCCTGATGATGATTTTAAGAAGCTGCTGAATGCTGCAAAGAAAAAGAAGCCAACTCCTAAGAAAAAGCCTACAAAAAACACTAAAACATTTTGTATAGCTTTATCTGATTGGCAGATTGGTAAAGAGGGAACAGAAGCAACTGTTGATAGATGGATGGATGCTATTCCTAAGATAAAAGAACAGATTAAAACATTAAGAAAATCTGAAACTATAGATCAGTTATTTATTGCAGGATTAGGAGATATTGTTGAGGGTTGCACAGGTTTTTATGCACAACAAGAATTTACTGTAGAGCTAGATTATAGACAACAGCAGAAGGTGGCCAGGAGAATGGCTTATACAGCTATAAAAGAATTAGTTCCATTATTTGATAAAACTGTTGTTAGTTTTATTCCTGGAAATCATGGAGAGCCTAGAAACTCTGGTAAGAGCTTCACTACTTT